GAACGGAAAAAAAATACCCGACCGCGACAATAACAGTAAAAAATCTTTCTGGGCATGAGTAAAGTATCCATACATGTAACCTCTATGATGGGCAAAACAAAGGTGATAGACATCGATATCCCTTCTGAGTGGAAAGACCTGTCACCTGTGCAATTTGCTACCTGTGCACGACTGTTTACCGAGCGGATGGCCGACGACGAGTTTATTTCCCTTTTCTTCGGCATCTCCCCGAAGCTGGCCGCCCGGCTTACAGCCTTTGAGAAGTTCCGGCTGATAGACTTGGTCTCCTTCGTTTCCGGAGCGCGTACCAAGGTCAACTTCTTTTATATGCGTTCCATCCCCGGCACGTCCCTGCTTTCACCGCTTCCGCGCCTGAGCAACGTGTCGCTCAGGCATTTCGCCCTCTTCGATACATACTTCTTCGAATATACCAATAAGCCGGACACGGACGGTTTAGTACGTTTGGTTTCAGCCTTGTATTTGGCGAAAGGCGAACATATCAACCGCATAGATTTTCAAAAGCGGATGGATTATGTGCGCCGGACAGTCGATATAAGCACTCTCTACGCCATCTTTCTCAATTATACTTTTATCCGCCGGTGGCTTTCCGGACCATTCTCCTATCTGTTTACCTTCCGGGATGATGACGAAGAAGACAGTCCAAAGAAAGTATCGCGCCAACCGAAAGCAAACCTTCCGGACTGGAATGCTATCATCGACGGATTAGTGGGCGATGACGTATTGAATTACGACAAGTATGCCAACCTACCTTGTATCCGTGCATTCAAGGTTATTAATAAACGAATCAGTGATTATAAAAAACATGGCACAAAACTTAATAGATAGCTTCACAGCTTATATAGAGAACCTATGCCGGCATCATACGGTTATCGGACATACGGACAATCGGAAACATTTCGTTGACCTTTCGACCGACGAATTGCTTCAGGAAGGCAAATCATTGGTGTATTATCCGGTGGTCACCATCCAGAAGCTAACCAACAGCTACGATGGACGGGAAGATGCCCTCCGGAAGACGCGGTATGTAGAGCTTATGTTTCTCGACCACCTGCAAGACCGTGGAAGCTTCAAACAAATGGAGAAGGCATGGGCACAAATGGAACAGGTGGCAGAAGACTTCCTGCGGCGCATCCGCATCGACCGGCGCGACCGGCAGGCATACCCCTGGCTCCGCTCCGTCTCCATCGAAAAGGCCGAAGGCGATTATGTAGAGAACGTAGTTTCCCATCTATGGGGCTACCTGCTCACTTTCGATCTCGATATGCCCTTTGATAATTGTATCGAACCCGGACGATTTGATGACCTATGAACCTTTTCCGAAAAATAACACGCTACTTGCCGGTCTACATCCTGATTGGCTTTGTCAATATAAACGATTTGGCCTGTCGGGTGTTCAATACTTATATCGGACGTGTATTTATAGGCGTGGGTGTCGCTATTCTGATCGACTTGATGCTGGGCGTCCGGAAGGCTAAAAAATCGGGTATTTTCGAGGGCTCTTATGGTCTATCACGTACGATTGACAAATTTATCAAATATTATTCTTTAATCCTGCTGGGCGTGATTGCCGACGAGTTCCTGTCTCCGGCAGGCCTTACAGTACCCTGGGTAACGATGGGCGCCGGCCTTCTTCTGCTCGGTATCGAGATATGGTCGTGGTTCGAGAAAGCGGAAAAGAAGGAGCAAAAGAAAATCAAACAAATGGCATGGCTGCTTAAAAACAACCGTGAGGTGGCTAAGGAGATGTATAACACACTTAAAGAAATGGAATCAAACAGTAACAGCAATGATAACGAGTAAATATTTCAAAGAAGAAGAGTTCAGCAAGGCAAGCCCCGCTTGCAGCTTGCAGGACATGAAACAGGCAACGATGGACAAGTTCGACAAGGCGCGCGAGATTGCCGGCATCCCTTTCATAGTTAATTCCGCCTATCGCTCCGTCGCGTACGAAAAGCAGCAGAGCCGCAAAGGAACCAGTGCGCACACGCTGGGCTGCGCGATGGACATAAAAGCGGCAGACGATCGCTTACGGTTCAAAATCGTCTGTGCCCTATTCGCCGTCGGCTTCCGGCGCATTGGCGTTTACAGTTGGGGCATACATGCCGATGATTCGCCAGCGCACGAGCAGGATGTGCTGTGGAGAGGGTAAGATAAAACAGGATTTATATGGCAAATCAAGATTATACGCCTCCTTTGATGACCGAACAGGAATTTAATGCGAAAGTAGCTGAATGGACTACTGGCATCCGAATGCGTGCGGCAAACAATCTGAGCGCATTGCCGAAAGGCGGTGGAAAAGATTGGAAAGGCCGGACGCTTCCTAAACTGAAAAGATCATTAAAGCAACGGTTCAAAGAAGATGCAGGGATAGTCAACCGCATTAGCTTTTTATTTTCGAAGCAGGGGATATATCTGCACTACGGCGTAGGACGTGGATATATTCGCTCAGGAAATAGCGTTGTGCGAGGCCGCAGGCATACTGAACTTGAAATAGGCGAATTGCGTAAAAGAGGGTATTCAAATAAAGACCTAAAAAACAAAAAGGTGGTATATAAAGACGCTACCGGCAATGTTATGCGCAAGCCTCTTGACTGGATAGACGTGGAAATTAAGGTTGGAATAAAAATCTTGGTAAACATTGCTCAGGAGTTTTATGGCGACAAGGCAATGAAAGCCGTACTCGAATCAGGGAAATTTGCGACAATCGAAAAGAAACTATAATCAGATGTAAAATCATGGCTGACAAAATAGCAAGAAGAGGAATCTCCGTATATATTGACGGTACAGCCGTTGAAAATTCTGTTAAAGGGATACAGGGCGAAATGCGCAAACTGGTTAACGAGCAAAAGAAGATGACTGTCGGCTCAGATAAATACGTCGCACACGGAAAAAAAATCGCTCAATTGAATTCGCTGCTTGAAGAGCATAAGGAATATCAAAAGCAGATAAACAAAGAATATTCCACCATGTCCGATTCAATGGATAAAGTGGATAAAAAAGGTAATGTACTTGTTAACACATTCAATAAAATAAAGGTAGCTATTGTTTCCATACTTGCATCCATTATACTTGACAGGGCAGTTGGAGAATTTTCGAAAGTAGATGCAGCTATGGCTAATGTTATCAAATACACCGGCCTGACACGGAAAGAGGTAGAAGGGTTAAATGAAGATTTTAAAAAATTCAGTACCCGTACCACTCGGGTTGAGTTAAATGCCCTTGCTGAAGACGCCGGACGGCTCGGATTGAAAGGACGGAAAGATATTCTTGATTTTGTGGATGCAGCCAACATCCTGAATATTGCTTTAGGGGAAGATTTAGGGGAAGATGCCGTAAAAGATATAGGGAAGCTTACACAGATATTTGGTGATTCGGATAGGATGGGATTGCGTGGGGCTATGCTGGCCGTAGGGTCGGCTATAAACGAAGTGGCACAGAACTCCAGTGCATCTGAGCCATACCTTGTAAACTTCTCCAATCGGCTGGCAGGGGTTGGAGCGCAGGCCGGACTTACGATATCCCAGATTATAGGACTGGGTTCGGTTCTCGACCAGAATGCGCAACAGGTAGAGGTGTCAGCCACTGCTGTTAGCAAGGTTTTAACGAAATTATACCAGGAGCCGTCTAAATTTGCCAAAATAGCAGGAATAGATGTGGAAGCCTTCACTAAACTCC